CTGCATTAATATGCTCGAGGAAGGACTTTTCCTCAATCGATAGATTGAGTAGAGTTAGTGAGGGTTTGGCGATAGCCTCACCCATCATTATTCCAACCTTGGATAACACTGATGTGTCGTCCTGGAAAAGAACTAGTCTAGGTCCAATAGTCCCTAGAACTAGTTCTATATACTCGGTGGACATTGCTATGTCTGCACCTTGTATAAACCCTCTGAGGATGGCTTTCGTCAATCCCCATTGTTGAGCATTGGTAGCGTCCTTTAGGTCACTACTCAATACTGCATGCCCTTTTGGGAGCAATAGCTCCTTCATACGGCATAAACCCTTCACAGCTTCCCAAGTTTGATCCTGTCGGTGAAAACTCGAGAAGACAGAAGGGTGATACTTCACTGCGTCTATGAGTACATGGGCGAGTGGAGCTTGTAATATGTTCAGCCAATAGTCTGACAATGTTACATAACGTGCTTTGTTCCCCATTTCTGGGACGACCTCGGCACGTAATACTGGTGTAGGCATAAGCTCTCGCCATGCCACATACAGTATCTGAATTCCGGTGTCTTTGTCAAGACCCCTGAATCTTCCAGGTTGTTCCTTAATAAAGGTCCATTCCTGCAAAAAGTCGTAATCCTGCTGGACTACTTCTTTTCTAAACAGTGTTTTCCATAGGGGTATTCCCGCTATGTGCACTGCATCCCCGAACGGAGTTTTCTCCACTAGGGTTTCAGTTGGTACAATGAGAAGTATTCTTTTCATTGCTTCAACAACGGCAGCAGCCTGTCCCCCACAGGAGATAGGTGAACCGTACTCCCCGGAGGATGTCACAGATATGTGGCATTCACCAGGGTTTAAGACAGGCCGAATCGTTCGACAGATCGATCCGACCCTTCTTGCAGCCGCAGACATTTCAAATATGAATTTATCTGTTGGCTGAAAGTCAGAGGAAAGCACTTCTTTGAAGGCTTTCCTTGCCTTAAGCTCAGTCTTAGCTCCCATATATGGAAGCTGTCGACTAGAGATCAAATGAGATAGCCTCTGCAATAGCAGCTGCCCCCTCATTCCACGGAGCAAATCTCTAACGAAATTTAGTCCGTTCAACCTTTTGAAAATATTATTTTCAGCGGGTACCTTTAACACCCCTATCGTGGTGGTTTGGGCAACAGTGTGGAATAGATGATTCGTCCATTCCTTCCACTGATCTACCAGGGCGCACAAATCTGTGGTCCCAGTAGCAAATATCTTCCTAACAAGTACTCTTATTAGTTTGATATCACTGGATCCGTGCAAGAATACTTGCTCGTCAGCCAGCCAAAGCGCATCGACGACTCCATTTATGAATTCCTCAATGCGGTTTAAAGTTGAGACTGGTCTATTGACCAAAATCTCAGCTAGATCCTTACTAAGGCCTATTGACCTGGTCAGGATAACTTTAAGACCTTCCTTTTGGCGGGTC